CTGCAGGTGCACCTACTATGAAAGAGGAAGTTCAGATGAACGAACCTGCGACATATGAAGTTGTACCACCTATCACTAAAGAGGAAGTCGCTGACACTAGTGAAGATGATGACACAATGTCATACTTCGCAAAGTTGGCAAACGAAGACTAGTTTGACTGACCATCAAGACCTACGTCTTGAACAACTATAGAACCATTTTCTAACACGGCGGTGCTGCTACTATTATCAGTGCCGCCTTGTACTATTGTGGTATTCATACCACCACCTGAGTTTGCCATAGGAGGCATCAGATCATTTGCTTGAATATATCTGTCTAAAGTTCTGTTGTTATTTCTTATAATGTTTGCAAGATTAGACTCATTACCAGTATAAGATCTTAATTTTAAATCATCTAAAAATCCAGTACCTTGTGTTTGACCAGTGTCAAAACTGAATAGTCTTTCACCCATGTCTTGGTTTAACATAGACAATGGCATAAGACCTTCTGGTAATGAACCTGAAGTTCTTAATTTTTTACCAGAGGCATCATAAATATTATACTTGCTTTTGAACTTTTGAAAAAAGACTCCTGTACTTGCATTTGCGATTTGTGCAGCTCTCTGTGATTCAAGATCGATACCCTGTGCAGCTGCCGCCGCTATAAGTGCTTCTTCTTCTATTTTTGCTTTTTTTCTTTCCGCTGCACTTATTCTTTGTCTAGTTCCTGCAATTGTTGCATTTAGTTTCAAAGAAGCTAATGCATCCATTTCAGACATATCTCCAGATGCAAGACTTCCTTCTATTTCTGCCTGTCTTTTTGCAACTGCCTCTTCAAACTCTGCATTCAGTGCTGCTTGTCTTTTTTGCAAGTAATTATAAAGGAGATAACCACCACCAATTGCAAGACCAACAATCCCTGTCATTAACATCCCGCCAGCTCCAAACATTCCTAATATAGATGTTGCTCCTACACCCAAATTAAGTAAAGTTTCTGCATCAATCTCACCAGTAGATATATCCCCTATAGCATTAGCTAATGTATAACCTGCAAGTCCAAGGACTCCTGCCCAACCTACAAATTTCATTCCACCTCTTATCACATTCAAAGAAGGTTTGAATCCTTTTAGAAAACTTTTCTTACCTTCAGTGCTACCTCTACCACCAAGACCTATTCCTCTTCTTATAGCACCAGTTATTAAGGAAGGAGCAAAGAAACTTGCTATTGTAGTACCCCATACCGTAAAGTCTTCATTTGTAAAAGGTAATTCTATTCCTAATAGATTTACTTTCTTTTGCCAATTTGACTCATCGTCATCTTTGTTTGGAAATGTCTTTTTAAGACCCTGATCTACAATACCATATATTAAACCTGCAAATGCACCTTTTCTACCAAATATACTTCCTAATAAAGTTGTATTTAATATGTTAGTAAACATGTCTGCAGTTTCAAAAGACATCTCTTTACCAGTTAAATTTCTAAATCCTTGTCTTATTAAATCACTTCCCCATAATGACATTACACTAAACAACGCACCTCTAGTTAAAGTCTTACCTAGAATTTTACCAAAGGCGGGTGCAAGAGCTGCACCACCTAGTGCACCAAATCCACTAGACAATAAACCCATACCATAACCAGCAATATTCTGCAGAAAGTCTAAACCTAAACCAGACTTAAGACCTCCTTTAAAAGTTGTTGGGCCACTTTTTGCTTTTTGTTCGTCTGATGCCTTTTGACGTTTTTCACGTTTTTCTTCTAACTCATCACCTCTTTGTGATTTGTCTGCTAGGAAGAACTTCTGCAACGCTGTATTAAGACCACCTATCTCTTTCAAGATATTTTCTTGAGTCCTTTTGTCTTCCATTGCATCATAACCCTGATCACGGGCATTTTGATTTAGAACTTTTATGACATCGTTTAGTGTTGCTGCTGCCATTTTATCTTCCTACTTCTACTGGGACACAATATGCTTCCCCATTTATTTTATCTGCATACTCAATACACATTTCGAAATCCCAAAATCCCTCATCCATTTCCAATATAGTTTCACCATTACCCAGATGAACCAGTATTAAAAAGAGATAGAATATGTTATCTTCCTTGTGTTTCCATCCTCAATTTTTCTTCCTTAAGAAAATCAATCAACATGTTTACGTAAACTTCTTTTTCCCATGGTATCATATTGTCTATCTCACTTAGGGAATATTTATGATGTTGCATCAAATCAAAACTAGTTTTATAGTGCACCATCAAACTTGTGTGAGACAGACATATTAGAAAAAAGACTGCATACCCTCCAATAATATATCATTTTTATGTCCACATGATGAACATTCAAATTTAGCTCTATGTTTTATTGACGGTTGAGATTCTACCCACTTTCTAATACTATCAAACTGAGCACTTGACATGGATTCTATGAATTCCATTCTCTCAGATTCTGATGCATCTCTAAATTCAATTCTTTCATCTTCTGTCAGTACTGCATTTATAGATGCTGATATGATACCAAATATCTTTTCTATATCAGTTGACTCGTCAGAAATAATTTTTTCATTCTCAGCAATTTGCATATAACTAGGGGGTCTCATTTCAATAGAGATAGAATCACTTAATTTAATTTTACCGTCAGGAATTTCTCCTTGAACTTTTATTTCATTTAAATTTACTTCTATTTCATTTATTTCATTACAACTTTCACAGTTAAGACCAACTACTGTTTTTTCACCAACAGATTTTGCACGTATCTGCATGAAAAGATATTCAACGTCATATGATGTTAATTTCTTCCATAAATTATGATCCAATTTTGTTTCAGTGCAAGAGTGTACAGTATCAAGTATCGCATTTGCGATTTGCTTTGGATCTTGAGATTCCATTGCAATCAATAATATCTTTTCTTCTTTTACTACAAAAGGTCTAACCCTGATTTCTTCTTTTATTGATGGTATAGTTACCGAATACTTCGGCATATCATTTAGTTTTGGCAATGCCATAATTTACTCCTAAGATAATAGAGATCCAAATCCACCACTAACAGAGATGAATCCTTGCGGATCATTAATCGCTTTCCATCTTGTGTATGAGAACTGACACGTTACCTGTATCAATCCATCAAGTTCATTGTTCAATTCAATTGCACTAACTGTTGTTGGAAATGCTTTCAACAGTTGTACTGAATATACAGTCCCTGCACCTAACCCCACGTTTATTCCCAGAGGCCCAATGTCAAAGGATTTGTTTATAATTGGTTTTCTTAGTTGGTGTATACGAATGTCTCTCTCATAATCACTCTTATACGCAACTGTGTGATTCTCTTCATCGACTATTGTCGCCATCCAATTGTCGAGATATTTTTTAATACCATAATCGTTAAGTGCAAAGAATGTCATTGACACGTCATCTACTGCATATCCATATGCAACCTTTTGAAATTCTAGTCCAACTCTACGATCATTGGTTAAGATCTGTTTGCCTGGCAAAGTAACACTATTACAAAGTAAGTTAAGTTGATTCCCGCCAAGGGTTGCAAGTTGACCTAGTAAACTATTACCACCAAAGTTTGTTGGTAGTTCTACAAGAAATGAGTTTGATCTTGCGAACCCTAATTTAGCAGATGCTAAACTTTTTAATTCATCAACACTTGCCATTAGATCATACTCCTAGAATCTGAATATATTTTTGTCTTACTTCCCTCGAAATCTGCAGTTGGTAAGAATGTTGCAATTTCCCATTCTGGTGCAGATACCCTCGCAAGTCTACTTTTTACATGTGCAAACAAGTAATGTTTTAGACAGGGTTTATAGAATCTTAACTTTGAGGTTCCACTCAATAGTTTATATGATATATCAAACCTTGTACTATCATCATACTTTTTATTGTTTGCAACATCCATTAATGCATCTAACATTTTTGCACGAAGTACAGGTGGTAGGTAATGTAAATTTAATCCATAGAAACCACCTTTTGCAGGCCCAACTATTACTGATAGTGGAAACCTGTCATAGTAAGGTAATGTGTCCTTGTGTTTTGGATCGTAGAAAAACATATTCATTGAACCAATCAATGGTTGTGATTTGTTTACAAGTTTTACCTGTTCATCACGCATCAACTGATTTCTATTGACTTTACCCATAGCGCCTAGTTTCTTTCGAAACCAGTCACGCGATTGTTTGGTTCGTGGGGATATCCCTGCACGAAACGCATCTTGTTCTACCTTGGCAAATAAATTAGACATAACACTATTTATAACTATTTTTTAGGTTTTTTTCGAAAAGGTTTTAAAGGTTTTAGTGGTTTAGGTTTCTTTTTAAACTCCTTGAGTATTCCCATGGACTTCAGTGTCTTTTCAGTCCAGATCTGAAATTCCCATCCACGGTCTTTTGCCCACTCATTTGCAGCTTCCCACTTATTCATGTTCTTCACATATGTCATTGCTTCACCAATATATCGTTTAGACTTGTTAGGGTTCTTGGGAAGTTCTGTCTGTGCCTCTGGTTTTATCTCAACCAATATTGTTTTACCGTCTTCAAATGTAATTTTTAAATCAACAAAATATCTGTGCATACGTTTATCTACGTCCCAGAAGTATGGAACGACAGTTTCTTCAGAAGACCAGTGTTTTACCTTGGGGTTTCTTTCGCACCAGAGAAAACATTCTTTTTCCCAGTGAGATCTATATGTCACCTTATCAGGGTCACCCTTATACTTCTTTAAGTTTCTTACTTTGTATTTTCCAGAATATGCCATGTTTTTGTTATAAATAGGATTACATAAATTTTATTTATTAAGGAAATGATATGTCGGGTTTAAGATTTAACTTTAATCAATTTGCTCAGGAATCATTAGATACCTTCACTAAAAGGTTTAATAAACCAGAGACTGTAGAACAAGTCGGAAGAAATAGAACTGGAATCGGTCTCAGATATCCATTAGAAGAATCTTATCCTGTTTACATAGAGTACAGAACACGTGAAGTTGTTCCTCCACTTTTCAATGCAACAGATCAATTGAATAGTTTATATCAAGCACATGCACCAAAAGAAATGGCATTTGTCAATAATTTAACAAGTAGTAATAGAGTTGTTGGTGATCCTCGCGTTGAAATGTCAAATCAAAATGAATTATCATCAACCCCAGATAGTAAAACTGCTAAACAAATAGAAGAAGAACGAAAAAAGTTTGAAGCGAGGGGTGGTAAAGAGGGACTATTAGGATTTAAAACACAATACACTGATCCTGAACTTGTAATGAAACTATACTTTCCACAAGCGTTACAGATGAATGATAACGTTTCGTATGAGAATGTGGGATTGGGTATATCAGGCGCTGCGGGTTTACAAGTCGCAAATAGCGCAGGAAGTGCAGGAAGTGCGATTAGTGCAATGGTAAGTGAAACCATATCATCTTTAGGATCTATATTTGGTTATGGTAATAATGTTGGTAGTGCTGCAGAGGGCGAGGCGGCAAGAGTTGCCGCAGCAAGATTTGTTTCTGCAATCTCTGGTGTTCTCACTTCTGGACAACAAGCGGCTGCAGGTCTTGCATTACAAGTTAAAGTAAATCCTAACACAAGATCTATATTCAATGGAGTAAATGTAAGGAACTTTACTTTTCAATATGATTTTCATCCGACATCTGAAAGAGAACAACAAATTGTAAAAGATATTATCTATCACTTTAGAAGAGAAATGTATCCTGCAACAATCCCACCCATTGGGCCTCAGAACTCTTTCCCACTTGGTTATAAGTTTCCAAATTTATTTGAAATAAAATTTAGAGTAAAAAATAGAGATATTGATATGCCTCAACCATTATACTGTTTTTTACGAGATGTCAGTACATCTTACAATCCTAACAGTATGTCTTTTCACGAAGATGGACAGGCAGTAAACATGCAAATGTCACTTGCCTTTCAAGAGTTCAGAGCGTTGAATAAGGCAGACATTGATGGTAATGGCCCAGATGGAGTAAGACACTAATGTCACAGTTCTTTACAAACTTTAATAAAGTAGATTATGCATTTGGTGATGAATTCGCAAATGTTGGTGGATCTGAATTAACACTTGAAAGATACCAAGACATTACATCTTACGTAGAAGTCATAGACGAACTAAAAGATCTCGCACCTTTTTACAAAACATATTACATTTTAGAAAATGATCGTCCAGATCAAGTATCGCAAAAAATATATGGAACAACAAATTATCACTGGACTTTTTTCATTATGAATGATCACATCCGTAGATCTGGATGGCCTTTATCTATGAAACAACTAGATGAAAAAGTAAAAAGAGATTTTCCTCACAAGTTTGTAAGGTCACGTGCAGACTTGACTGGTATCATGATCCCTGGCCAGAGGGCATTTGCATCGAACTCTGCGGCAGGTGGTAGAATACTTAGAAGAAATCTAGATCTAGGTGAAATTATTATAGAATCTTCCAGAGACTTTACTGTACCAGAACAATTGACCAATACAGCATACAGTGGAGTTACATCATCTATAACTGTTTTTGGTACAGGTGATGAATACAATGCTACACATCATTATGAAAATGGTGACGGAGAAAGAGTAGACATTGATCCGAGACAAGAAGTAGGAGCACAGATAACAAGAATTACTAACTATGATTATTACATAAGACAGAATGATAAATTAAAAGAGATAAATGTCATTCGTCCAGATGCAATTCAATCAATTGTTGGTAATTACTTTGAATCGTTGAAATCATGAGTTACGAAACTAACCCTATAGGTTCTGAACAATCCTCTTCAGTTCAGTTTATATCTGCATCGTTAAAGTCAAGCAGTGCGGTGGGTTCTGTTGACATAACTTCTGTAATCATGGAAGTATCTTTATTTGAAAATATTGCACGTCCATATATCACAGGATATATCACAGTTATCGATAGTGAAAGAGTAATTGATAATATGGATATCCAAGGTGCTGAAGAAATAGAATTGATTTTCAAAAGAAGTACAGATATCCAAAATGTAAAACAAATAAAAAATAATTTTATTGTACAAAAGATAGAAAAACAATATAAGACAAATGAATTTACAAGTGTCGTAGTATTAAGAGTCATAGACAGAGAAGCATTTAGATCTGGATTACATAATGTAAATCGTGCATATACAGGTCAACCTTTTCAGATTATTAATGACATTATGTTAGATTACTTTGATAGAGAAGACTTACAGACATCTGCAACAGATGACATGTCTAATTCTATGAGAGTGATTGTACCAAACATGAATCCAATTCAAACTACTCAATGGATTAGAGACAGAGCATTAAACCAAAACGGATATCCTTTTTATTTTTATAAAAGTGCAATGACAGGAGAATACTTTTTCTCAGATCTTGAAACACTTTTGTCTCAACCTGTAATAAACGAATCTCAACCTTTTGTTGATCACGAGGGTGCGAGTTCTAGTATTACAGTATCTCGTGATTCTGTTATAAAAAAGATGAATATACCAGAGGCTGATAATCTATATGATATGATGCAAAAAGGTGTGGTTGGATCTCAACAAAGATATTATGATATAACTGCAGGCGATTTTAATGTTGTAGATTTTAATATCAATAATGATCTATTAGTAGATTTACAATCTTTAAATCAAAGACAACAGAGGCCATTAATTGATGGTTTACTTGCGTTTGAAAATAAATCTATATCTAATTACCAATCCAAAGTCTTTTCTCAAATAAGTGCAGGTAATGTTTTTAATGACGTAAAATCTTATGATGAGGGAATAGATGTCGGTGATGATCGTAAGAAAATAAAATCAAACGCACTAAAAGCATTACTAACAAAGTCGAGAATAAAAATAATTGTTGATGGTGATAACTTTATACATGGTGATAATCATTATGGTGTTGGAAACAATGTTAAAATATTAATCCGCGCTAAACAAGAAATAAGTGATAGAGCAAGGATAGATAAAAAACAATCTGGAGATTATCTAATTATGTCTGCGAACTATGTAATGGAAGGTACAACCAATAAAGTAAAAATGGTTTTAGAATGTGCAAAGGTGGGTAACTACCAAAGTGATACTTATAAACCAATTGGGGGTGGTGGTAGATGATACCTGAAACGTTTAAAGATTACTACGGTGATGAAACTAGATGGTTTATTGGTAAGGTTCTCCAAGTACACGGAGATCCAGAAGAACTCGGCCGCGTAAAGGTTAGAATTTACGGTGTACATCCAGATAGTCCACAAGATTGTTCATTGGATGAATTGCCTTGGGCATCTGTCACATTACCAACAACCGAAGGTGGTAGTTCTGGTTTCGGTGGTTCGGTGGGTATTAAAGAAGGCGCACAAGTATTTGGTATTTTCCTAGACGGTAAAAACTCTCAGATCCCTCTTATCTTAGGATCTATACCAAAAAACGAAACACTAAAGACAAAAAGATTTAATGAAAAGTCTATTGGTAACTCTAATGTTGCGAATGAAGTTTCCAGTGATGCAGATACTGAATTTCAAAAAGGTCAAAGTTTTGGTCGAGTGTCGATGCAAAACCAGAATGCAACTAGAAATCAACCTCTTAATCCTAGACTTATGCAAATTCTACAAAGAGCGGCAACTGAAGCAGGTGTTGATGTAGTTGTGTTTAGTGGTGGACAATTTAGAAGAGATTCTGGAAACCCAAGAAGAGTTGGATCTATTCGACATGATGAAGGACTTGCTGCAGACGTTCACATATATTCTGGTGGTCAAAGGTTAAGTACTGCAAGAGAACATCCTGTTGTATCCAAGTTTATTGCTTCTGCAGTTGCAGCAGGTGCACGAGGTATTGGTGCAGGGCCTGGATATATGGGTGGTGTAGGTATTCACATTGATTTGTGGGGAGATCGTGCAGGAAGTAAAACATGGGGAAGAAATGCAAGATCAGGAAATACTCCTGCCTATGTTACTGCTGCATATAATGCAGGTTTAAAATATGGTGGTACTAATGAACCTCACACTGTACCCAAACAACTTGTCTCAAACAAGATACAAGAGAAGTCGCAAGCGACATCTGAATTTACTACGGAAGCACAAAAGTCAGTCAATAGGCGTGCATCATTAGAAGGTACAAAATCAAACGATGTGGGCAAGACTTCTGACACAGGGTTTACAACTGTATCAACAACAACTGGATATGATGAGATAAAAGATCTTCCTGTTGCCGCAGTAATGACAAATGATATCCCAACTCAGAATATAGAAAAGAAAATGTCTAATGCATCTACAGTAAGTGATCTTACTGGTGGATCTAATACAAATGGTGTTTTAGATGAAGTTGTTATTCAGGCAAATCCAAAAGGTATGGATGTCGCCTTAAGAGAAGTTGTTGGAGTGCCAGGCGAAAAGGTTGCGAACATCGTAAAGAAAGCATCACCTATCGAAGATGAGATCAAACAGGCAGTAGATGTTCAACAAACTGGTGGAATAGAAAAAGATACAGGTTCCAAAGCTGTTGTTGCGTCTAAGAAAGTATCAAGAGAGTTGGGTGATCCCTTTGGGTTCTTGAATGAATTTGGTGGTATTGGTGGTGGTGTTAGTAATATCATTCCATCATTATTGTCACAGGGATTTGGTAAAAAAGGCCCGACTAGTATAACAGAAGACGTAGCGTTTGTAAACAAAGGTGTGAAACTTACAAATGAGAATGGTGGTAAAGTAGAACCACCACCCATCATAAAAAGTGGAGGAACATCGAATCTATCTAAGGTCATAACAAATCCAGAAGATGAACCACCAAATGATAGAATTACATACCAAGTCGGATTAGACGATGGTAAGTGGGCAGGTGCAAACAGTAGAGGAACAAACGTTGGAGGAACTTATGATTTCAAGTCTCTTCAAACCTATGATCATATAGAAGCAGAGATGAAGTTTGCAAATGATCAAAGGGAAATTACTAACCTAATCATCTCTTGGTCTAATCTAAAGTATGGTTATGATACATATACTGTTGATAAAATCCATGATACTATTGTAAGAAAACATACAGAGAAGTATGGAATCGATACTATAAACTCTAGACCTCAACAGTTTGGTTTTCAAAGTCACTTCTATGTCCACCAAAGCGGTACAGTAAAAAAAGTTGTGCCTGCACGTAACCCAATCATGTCTTTGAAGTATCCGAAAGAGAGAAACAAAATATATGAGAAGTGTTTGTTTGTCACTATAAACTCATCACCAGATAATCCACCTACCGCAAAACTGTGGGAATCTTTAAATGAAATAATAAAGGCCTTCATAAATGTTTTTCCAGGCGGAGAGATCATCGGTTTAAATGATCTTGCACCTCTAGAAGCAGACGATGCGCCTGGATTTGATGTAAGAACTTACACGGCAAGAAAGTTTGGTAAGAGTTCCACATTTGGAGACAAACCTATCAAAGACATACCTACTGCATCTGAACTTGCAGATAGGGAACCAGAAGACATTGTTGTACCACAGAAAGACAATAAGAAACCAAATATAAACGAAACAGTAAAAGTTGCAACTGCAACTCCTGTAAATTTTGATGCAATTGCAAAAGACTATGCAGCTCAAAATCTAAAGGTCATAGATGAACAGAGACAGAAAGCAGATCAAGTAAGAAAATCTATTGAACTTGACGGATCAGGTAAATCCAATAACGCTGCATCTATACTGGACAAATCTATAGATCAAACATTGACATCTAATTTATATCATAAATCCGAAGCATTGAAAAATGGTTTACGATATGATAAACAATCACGAACCTTTAAGGAAGTATAATGGCAGACGATATTGATAAACTTGTAGACGATAGTGAAGTTGTAGAAAAAGATGGATTCAAAGATCCTTCTAATAACTACCCCAGAAAAGAATATGATAATATTGCTTCTACTAACCTTGCTTCAAGAGGTTTAAAACAAAATGAATTGTATATTGGTGGGGGATCTACAAATCTAAACTTAGACTTAAGAGAAAATGGTACATCACAGTATCCTTTGAATCAGGTAAGAGAAACTATTTCTGGTCATGTGACAGAAGTAGATGATACACCAAACAATGAAAGACTGTTGTGGAAACATAAAACAGGATCTGGTGTTGAGATGCGGTCTGATGGTACGATTGTTGTATCATCTCGACACAACACTATTCATATCACAGGCGGTGATCAAAAAATCTTGGTAGAAGGTGATGGTGATATCCATTACCTTGGTAACTTAAGACTTCATGTTACTGGTGATATGGATGTCGATGTAGGTGGTGATTATAATCTAACTGTACATGGTGACAAGAAAGAAGAAGTATATGGTGGATCTTCTACAACGGTTCATGAAAACAAAGTAGAAACTGTTTCGGGTAATAACTCCTCGTTTACTGCAGGATCAAATACTGATACAGTATTATCAGATAATAATTTAATTGTAAAGGGTAATCAGACGGAACGTATTGGTGCAAAACTTGCACAGTATGTCGGTGATAATATTACAATGACTGCACCCAATGATATGAACTTTACATCAAAGAGTATCAACATTGCTGCAACTGATTTATCCGCAATCGCAACCACAGGAGTAATAGGCGGAGATAACGTAATCTATTACGCAAAGAATTACTATGGAACATCTTCTACATTTACTGATGGAGTTACCGCACCTGCCTTTCACGGAGATCTTCAAGGCACAGCTGTTAGATCCATTACTGCAGACGTTACAAACTCTCAAAACTACGCAGACACAGATCCTGGCGGGGATACAGGATCTGCCCAAGGTTATACTGCAGACAATACTGCAACTGATACAACTGTTCGGGGTTCGGTAAATCCACCAGGCCCAACATCTGCAACTATGGACGATTATTTAAATAATTCAAATTTAGGTATTAGAAATGTAAAGATAGATCCAGGCGATGTGATGAAAGACACCATTGTAAAATCTAATTCTTATGGTGGGGTTTCAAAATATGGTTTGACAACTGAGATGGTTCGTAGTAAGTTGAGAGATCCAAATACATCTCGTAATCAAAAATTTGTTGGTCGTGCCATTTCAGAGGGTATTTTATCACCAACATATGTTCAACAGAAACCAGAACTATTTACTATTGGTAGAGTTCTAAGTTCTGAAGGAACATCTAAACTTCCTTCTGGTAAAATACTAGGAAACGAACAAGTGTTTCCTGAAAGAATTTCAAATCAATCTAACATTATTGTTACAAGGACATTGATACCAAATCAATTGTATAACCCAGAATTACAATTTGTCAAATACGGTAAGATCAATAGTAAAACAAAACTCGCTAGAGGTATAACTCTCGCAAAGTTTCTAGGTGGTCATGGAGATCCTGTTACATTAGAACACGTAACAGATGATACAGAAAGATTAAAGATTGCAAGAAACCTTTATGCACATGCAGAGTTTATGTTAACAGTTCAAGAACATCTGGAGAAAGACAATAAACACAGATTAGTTGTAGCAGAAGGTCTCTATAAAAAACAAGAGGGAGAAACCTTAGATACAAACAGTCTTAACTTTCTTGCAACAAGAGGACAAGTAGTGGTCTATGAAGTACGTAACAGAGGCGGTAACATAGACGTAGATAAGACATTTGACATTGCTGCCTTCTGTAAAGACTATGTTAATTATAATAAACTAATACTTGATTATGATTCTTATGCACCAGATAATAGTCTAAATGCACAGATAATTATTGAAATGCCTCCTGTAAACGCAGACTGGAACATGAGATATTTAAATCAATTAGAAACAAGATATAACAATTATACACAAACTAAAGGTGAACTTTTGGAAATATTGGAACAAATAAAGAAAACTGAGGATGTAGGTCATCACTAAACGTTATAAATAGTGGTAATTAATTAGGGGTTTATATGGCACGTGCTTTTTCGATAGAAGATAGAACACTCGATACATCGATTATCAGTTCTCGTAATGTCGCCTACAAAGATATAGATTTATCATTTACTGCAAAACCTGCAGGTGATATCTACAAAAAGACAGATGCAGCGGCAGTGAAGCAGGCTGTGAAGAATCTTTTATTGACTTCTAGAGGTGAAAAACCATTTGATGCAAATTATGGATCTAATCTTGGTAGTGCTTTATTTTCATTAGACACGGACTTTGATCCAGAATATGTACAAAACGTTATAAACGACACCATAGTAAATTATGAACCACGTGCACGAGTGTTGGCAGTTAGTGTAAAATTAAAACCAGATCAAAATTCAATAGATGCAACTATAGAGTTTCAAGTTGTAAACACAAGGGAAATCGTTACAGTAGATGTATCGTTAGCGAGGTTAAGATAGATGGTCGCAACAGTTATTAAATCGTCAGAACTAGATTTTGCGAATATAAAAGAATCACTAAAAAATTATTTTAAACAAAAATCAGAGTTCGCGGATTATGATTTTGATGCAGCTGGTATCAATAACATATTAGACGTGTTAGCATATAATACACACTTGAATGGTTTGACTGCTAACTTTGCAATCAATGAGTCTTTTCTTAATACTGCACAGTTAAGATCTTCTATTGTATCTCACGCTGAGACTTTAGGTTATGAAGTGAGATCTATGAAAACATCTAAAGCAGTAGTTAACTTGAGTGTTAATCTCGCAGGTGTTACAAACAGACCACCTCAAATACAACTTGCAGATTCATTTACATTTGCGTCTTCTATTGATGGTATATCTTATACATTCCAAACTCAAGAATCTTATTTCGCTAAAGATGATGGTACAGGTAACTATGAATTCAAAACATCTGCAGGTTCCAGAGACATTCCAATATTTGAAGGTGTTGCAAAAATTAAAACATTTTTGTCAGGAGAAAACGAAGAAAGACAAATCTTTGTTATTCCAGATAATGCAATAGACACTGCTACTGCAAATGTTTTAGTTTATGATACTGCCACATCAACTAACTTTAACACATACATTCCTCTAAAAGAAGCAATCACAATTGACAAGAATAGTAGAGTTTTTACTATTAGAGAAGCACCAAATGGAAACTATGAATTAAACTTTGGTGATGGTGTGTCGTTTGGTAAGAAACCAGATCCAGGCAATAAAATTGTTGTGAGTTACTTACAAACAAAAGGTGGAGTTGCAGATAACGGAACTGTATTTACACCAAACAGTGAAATCACTATTAATAATGTAAACTATCCTGTAATATGTACAACCGTAACAGAATCTACAGGTGGTTCAGACAGACAAACAATTGACAGTATTCGTCAACTTGCACCTATCGCATACGCACAACAAGCAAGACTTGTTACATCATTAGACTACAAAGGTATGATTCTAAGTAACTTCACAGATGTTACAGATTGTAACGTCTGGTCAGGAGATCAGAATATTCCTCGTGACTATGGATCTGTTTATGTCTCATTAAACTTTGCGACTGGCACTGCAGATAGTGTAAAAGATAAAGTAAAGGCTGATATTATTACAAACTTTACTGATAATCTCGCAGTTGTTTCTATGACAACAAAGTATACTGATCCTGTAGATCTATTCCTCGAACTCACATTAAGTTTTAACTTTGATCCTGCACTTACAGGTTTCAGTCTTGCGGCGACAGAAAGTTCAGTCTATAACTTTATGGTAAAATATTTCAATGACAATCTAAACAAGTTCGACAGAACATTTAGACGAAGTAATCTTTTAACAGAGGTTGATGCACTTGATCCTGCCATCTTGTCAAGTAAATGTGATGTCAAAGCACAACTTAGATTTAATCCAACAATTGGTACAGAAAGAAACTTTGAGTTACAGTTCCCAATGCAATTAAAAGGCCCTGATGATTTTTCATACATAATTATTTCTAGTGTATTTGAATACGATGGAACTATTGCATTGATCAGAAATAAACTAAACTCTCAAAGATTACAGATACAAAATATTGACGGTGACGTTCTATTAGATAACGTTGGAGAATATATTCCAACAAAGGGTAAAGTTAATATTGTAGGATTTGCACCACAAGCATTTATTGGTGGTTCTGAGTTTATTAAGGTTTCTGCAGTACCATTGAATGAAAGTGTTGTAAAACCTTTACGTAACTATGTTTTAAGACTAGATCCATCAATATCTTTCTCAACTGCATCACTAGATAGACAAGATACTAAACTTACGGTAGGATAATGGCTCACACTGGTTTTGCACAAACATTAAGACATTTTGATCGACATGACGTAAACGTAAGAAAAAGTCTAGTTGATGAGGTATTACCAGAACATTTTCGTTCTGATTATCCTATGCTTATTACCTTCTTGGATGCTTACTATGAGTTCCTAGATTCTGCAGATAACTTTGGTGGTATCATTGAAGAATTGCAAACCATCAGAGATATCGAAGATACTAAGTTATCATATCTAGATTTACTTTTTGATGAGATTGGTCTAGGTATATCGAATGGTCAGTTTACAACACCAAGAGAAGTTATAAGAAACTTTGGTAACTTTTTCAGAGTTAAGGGTTCTGAATATTCTATCCATGGTTTCTTTCGTGCATTTTTTAATGAAACTGTAGAAATCTTTCATCCAAAAGAAAGTTTATTTATTGTCGGTGAATCTAATGTAGGTACAGAGGATGCAAAGAAAATACAAGATGGTAGACTCTATCAGGTATTTTCTACATTGATAAAAGGCCCGATCCCACTTCTAGAGTGGGAAGCAATGTATCGAAACTACGTCCATCCATCAGGATTTTACTTGGGTGCTGCAGTTGTTCTCGAAGCAGAACCTGCATTGAATATTAGAACGTTAACATCAATTCCATACGTCAGTCCAAACTTCAATGTTTTTGGAACTGCAAGTATGTCAATGGATGCAGAAGGTGAAGCAGTTGGTGCAATAAGAACTTCTTTCTTTGCTCCTACTTACGATGGACTTGATTCTGATCAGATTAATCTTGATGCACTTAGATACATGTCTC